TTCTACATGAATAGTAAAAGAATGCAAGCTTGTTTTAATCTGATCGAAAATATATTTGACCATGCAAGAAGCATACCAGGTACGGGGGCGGTTATTAGACATTGACTTTCCAAACGCTCACAGGCCCACCCCCGCGCGCAACTTTAAGGTTTCTAGAGTAAGCTCAATTAAGTGCTAGAATTGCCCCAAATTGTAAAGGTTTTCTAGAGTAAGCTCAATTAAATGCTATTATGACCCCAAATCGTCCAAATTTTCCTAACCCACTCCCCCATACCTCAATCTACCAAATAGCCCAAAATTAAGTTGATTTTCTTCTATCCTTATGTTAGACTTTACACATTATGAAAATTTATCAAACTTCCCCTTATGTCCAAACCTAATGAGTTGGTCCCTATATCTCCCGAAGCTCTAGAGATATTGAATGTATATCTGCAGACGCAGGATATTAATGCTACTGCTAGAGAGCTGGACATACACCCCACGCAAGTCTCACAATACCTTAGAAAATCAGAAGTTAAGAACTACCTAGATCACGTCTACCTTAGTGCTGGATACCGTAACCGCGATAAATTAGCTCTTGCATTCGACGACCTCATTGAGAAGAAACTAGAAGAAATGATGGAAACCGGTTTAGGGTCTACTAAAGATATTTCTGAGCTATTAATGATGCAGCATAAAATTCGTATGGAAGAATTAAAAGCTATGGCTGATATTGAAAAAATTAGAGAAGGTAGCATACGTAAACAAACAAACGTACAAATTAATACTGGTGGCTCACCGTATGGAGAAGGCCAGTATGGTGCTTTACTAGGTCAGCTTTTATCTCAGTAACTCGCTAGAGTATATAAAATTATTGGTCCTAGACGTATAAGTCGCTAGAACCTACTTGTTAATGGGTGAACCGAGCCTGCAGCTCTTTCCTAGTGCCTTTACACTGGGATAGCCCTACCAATAAAAGTCTTAAAGGAGACAAAATGGTTGTTGATGAAATTTATGATGTGTTAGTTTCACGGTTTGGGGTTGGTGAAGTTTTTTCACATAATACAACGTGGAAAGAGTTCATAACATATGTAGTTATAGATAGCTGTTCAATGGATAGTTTAGCAACTAAGTGTGGATACTCACATTCTAGTGGTCTTAGCAGGTATACTACCAAACAATTTAAACATATTAAAGAAGATAAAAAACTAAAACCATGGAAAACTTATCTTACTTCTTTAGTAGAAATGAAAAAGTGTCCAAGCTGCAATGAAATAAAACCACTAAGTAACTTTAGTATTAATACTGCTATTTGTAAAAACTGTGATAATAATAAAAGAGCTACATATGTAGAAAACAGTAGAGAAAAAGTTCTAAGTAAATCAAAAATCTATTATCAAAACAATAAAGAAAGTAGGTTACTATCAAATAGATGGTATAGGTTACTTAATAGTGAATCAATAGCAGAACAAAAGAAAGAGTATCATAAAAAGTATTATCAAGAGCATAAATACTTATATAATGCGAAAAATGCTAAACGTAGAGCTACAAAACTACAAGCCACCCCAAAGTGGGCAAATCTGATAGCTATAAAAGAAATTTATCAAACTTGCCCTCCTGGTTATCACGTAGACCATATAGTTCCATTACAAGGTAAATTAGTATGTGGATTACATTGCGAATTCAATCTCCAACATCTGTCAGCTAGTGAGAATTTAAGTAAAGGAAATAGGTTTGAAGTATGTTAAAGATTAGTAGGCCTGATATTAGTAGTACGGAAATTACCGAATTTCCTGTAGAGGATAGGTTTATTAAGTTGCCTATTAAAAAGTACGTTGACTTACTAGGTATAGAACTTAATGGCCCACAGATTGCGATAGTTAACGCTTTGAATAGTCCAAAGTATCGTTTCGTAGTAGCTGCCGTTAGCCGTCGCGTAGGCAAAACAACCATAGCGAATATAATAGGACAGCTAGTTACTCTAGTTCCTAATAGTCACGTCCTTATCATGTCCCCTAATTATGCTCTATCATCAATTTCATTTGAAGAGCAACGTAAACTAATTAATCATTTCAAATTAGAGGTACTCAGGGATAACGCCAAAGATAGAATTATTGAACTAAAGAATGGTTCTACGATTCGGATGGGGTCTGTATCTCAGGTTGATTCAGTAGTTGGTCGCAGTTACTCACTTATTATCTTCGATGAGGCCGCGCTTACTAGCGATGGACAAGAAGCATTCGAGATTGCACTACGTCCAACACTGGACAAGCCAGATGCTAAAGCTATCTTCATTTCAACGCCTAGGGGCCGTAACAATTGGTTTAGTACTTACTGGCACTATGGTTTCAACTCAATCCCAGCATTCGCTAGATGGGCTAGTATCCACGCTGACTACCGGGAGAATCCTAGGGCTAGCGAAGATGACATTAATGAAGCTCGTGCAACTATGCCCGCCAGCAGATTCGCTCAAGAGTTTGAGGCTAGCTTTAGCGTATTCGAAGGACAGATATTTAAGTTTGACCATAAGTGTATTATGCCGGTAGATAGATGGGAACATCTTGAAAGAATTATGGGACTTGATATCGGTTTCAAAGATCCTACCGCCATGCTCGTTTTGGGGTATGACTACGATTCTCAGGTCTTCTACGCACTAGACGAATTCCAGCAAGCAAATATGACTACAGATCAGTACGCCGTAGAATGCAAAACTCTAGAAGATAAGTATGATGTACAGATGATCTTCATCGATTCGGCCGCGCAACAGACTCGCTACGATTGGGCTGTGAACCATGATATTTCTACAATTAATGCAACTAAGTCCGTGTTGGACGGAATTGCATATGTTCAGATGATTGTGGAGCAAGGAAAACTAATTGTAGACCCCAAATGTACACATCTTCTAGTAGCACTTGACCAGTTCCGTTGGGATCCAAAGGAAACTCTGATTACTGAGAAGCCAGTACATGACAAGTATTCGCACATGGCTGATGCATTGCGTTATGCTTTATATAGTTATCGTTCTAACGTAGGGAGCTTCTGATGGTAGGAAAATTGAATTGAATTTATTTTATACTTATGGGATAATAGCAGTATTCTGAGTAAGTAAAAGTTTTTAGGAGTAGTTTAATAGTGGCAGCAAATACCGGTAATAAGTCTGATTTAAAGCGTGATGAGGTCAAGTATGTTCGTGACCGAGCCAAAGCTAGGTATCCTAAGGGTAATTGCTGCGCAATTTGTGATACTACTGAAAACTTAGAGTTTCATCACTACTCATCACTTACACTACTATGGGAAAAGTGGAAAGTTACTAGTGGTATTTCAATTGATAATGTAGAAGATGTAATGTTCCATAGGGATACTTTTATAGCTGAGCACGAGAAGGAGTTATATGAAGATGCTGTTACATTATGTAATGGGCACCATGTAAAGCTACATACTGTGTATGGTAGCAAACCGGCCCTTTTTACTGCTAAAAAGCAGGCTAACTGGGTTAAAATTCAGCACGATAAACTACACAAAGATTAAAACTGAGCGAAAGGGCCGGCCAGCCTTTCTAGTGCCTTTTTCACTAGATAGCTCACCAAACACTGTCTAAAAAGGAGACAAAAATGAATGAAGAAATTGTAGACCAGATCTATAACGTATTAGTTGAACGCTTTAATATTGATGAAGTATTTTTACCTAAATTTGGAAAAAGCAGGCTTAAAGAGATAACTTGGAGACAGTTCATTAAAGCTGCTTTAGAATTAGATGCAGCCGAGCTTTATAAATATTGTGGGTACTCAAACCTTTTCAGTTTTAGTACAGGCCTAAAAAGAAAGCACTTAGGTATTTTTCAAGATAAGAATGGCACTCAGTGGTGTAATTATTTACTATTACTTATAAATAGGAAGAGCTGCCCTACGTGTAGTAGTATAAAAGATATTACAACAGGCTTTGGTAGAAATATAAACCAGTCTGGAGGTATACGTTCAGAATGCAAAGCCTGCGAGAAGGATTATAGAGACCTTAATAGAGAGCATCGATACATGCTAAGAAGTGACAGATACCAGCAAAATAAAGAACATGAGTTAAAACAGGGTGCTATTTATAGAGCAGCTAATAAAGAGTCCATTTCCCTACGTAGAAATAGGTACTATATAGCGCATAAGCCAGAAGCATTTGCTAGGGCAGCAAAGCGTAGAGCAGATAAACTGAGGGCCACCCCAAATTGGGTAGATTTAGAAAAAGTTAAGCAAATATATCGAGATCGTCCTGATGGATATCATGTAGATCATATAGTTCCATTACACCATCCACTGGTATGTGGGTTGCACTGTGAATTTAATCTACAACATCTACCTGCTAGTGAAAATCTTAGCAAAAGTAATAAATTTGAAGTAGGATAGATATGAATATTGTAGATAAAGTAAAAGGTTATATCAGTTCAAAATTTAACCCCGCGCAGGCCGAGATCGCTAGAAATGAAGGAGATATACCTCCTGATAATACTATCTCTTTCGAACAAGCTTATGATAGGCTAACTTCTGTTAGGCGTGCAGTTGATATGATTGTCAATGGTGCATCTAGTTTTGATGTAGATGTTAAAGACAAAATTAATGGTTTAGTAACACCAACAGTTGGTACTAGAAAATCCAAAGTAGAAAATCTACTTAACTTCCAACCCAATCCTTACATTGATACTAGTAAATTTCGTAGGCTGATTTATATCGACCTAGTACTTACAGGTAATGCCTTTATATACTATGATGGTATATATTTATATAACTTACCATCTAGTCAAGTAGAAATATTAACAGATCCTTTAATTTATGTAAAGGGTTATAAGTATAACGGTGTAGTAGACTTCAAAGCAAGCGAAGTGTTACATATCTCAGACAATTCTAGTACTAGTATCTATAGAGGAACTTCTAGAATGAAGTCAACTTCAGATACTCTAACAGTACGTAGTGACATGACGGCATTCCAAGGTAACTTCTTCAAGAATGGGGCAGTACCTGGGTTAGTTATTAAATCTCCTAATGTACTTGGTGATAAAATCAAAGCTCGTATGATAGAGTCTTGGCAGTCTCAGTATTCCCCAACTAAGGGTGGCAAAAGACCCCTAATTTTAGATGGTGGACTAGATTTAGATAAGATTACAGATGTTAACTTCCGAGAGCTAGACTTTAAAGATTCAATAACTTCTAAAGACCTAGAAATTCTAGTAGCTTTAGGGGTTCCAGAAGTTCTAATAAGCTCTGGTAATAATGCAAATATCACCCCAAATCTCAGACTCTTTTATATGGAAACAGTTCTACCACTTGTTAGAATGGTAAATGCTGGTTTTGAAAGATTCTTTGGTTATGACCTAGAGCCAGAAGCTTCTAAAGTTTCAGCAATCCAGCCAGATTTAAAAGATGAAGCTATGTATCATAGCACACTTGTAAATGGCGGAGTAATTAGTCCAAATGAAGCTAGAGAAACCTTAAGATACGACCCCAAACCGGGGCATGATGACCTACGAGTACCTGCAAATATTGCTGGTAGCGCAGCAGGTGAGCCGGGTGGAGGAGCCCCTAAAAAAGATGCAGATAAATAAGAAATTTGAGCTTATCTCTGGTTTCTCAGTTGAGAAGGCTGGAGAGTCAGATGAACTTCGTATTGTTGGTTATGCCAACACTACTACAAAAGATAGAGTTGGTGATGTTGTAGCAATGGAAGCGTGGACTAAGGGTGGTATTGATAACTACAAACTAAATCCAATTATCCTAGCATTTCATAACCACTCTAGACCAATTGGTGTAGCAGAGTCATTATCCATTGACGACAAGGGTCTAAAGATTACTGCTAGAATCAGCAAAGCCGCTGGAGAAATTTACCAGCTAGTACAAGAAGGAATCCTTAAAGCTTTTAGCATTGGATTCCTAGTTAAGGATGCAGATTACGATAGTGCTACCGATATTTTCGTAATTAAAGATCTAGAACTACTTGAAGTTAGTGTAGTTTCTGTTCCGGCAAATCAGGATAGTCTATTCTCAGTCTCTAAAGGCTTTGATAGTGAAGCTGATTACTTAGAATTTAAAAAATCATTTAACCCACCAGAGGAAAACCTAGAAGAAATTGCTAAAGAGCAAGAGACTCAGGAACTCCCCGAAGTAGAAACACAAAAGGAAGAAGAAATTATGGATAAAGACGAACTACAAAAGATGATTGCAGAAGCTACCGCAGCCGCTGTAACCAAAGGTATTGAAGTTGGACAGTCAGGTGCTGAGAAGCTACTAGCTGATGCAGAAAAACGCATTAAAGATGCAGAAGCTGCTGGTGCAACTAACCTAAAAGCTGTTGAAGACCTACGCGCTGCCCTAGCAGAGAAGGCAAGCGAAATCGAAGCTCTACAAAAGAGCAAGATGCAATTTGATGAAAAAGCAACTGGTGACAAAATCAGCTATGCTGAAAAAGAAGCTGCTGTACTTATGGCTAAGGCTACTAATAAAGGTATCACCGAAACCTCCATTTTCCGTGACCTAGTACAAAAGTTCGGTGCTCATATTCCTAGTGCAACTTGGGAACTTGAAGTTTCTACTAATATGCAAGACGAAATTCGTCGTGCTCTAATTGTTGATCCTATCTTCAATAAGAATATTAGCATGAATAACCCCGTTATGCGTCTACCAGTCAACCCTGAAGCAGGGTATGCTAACTGGGTACTAGAAGCTGGCTATAAGGCTGCTACATCTAGTGGTACTGCTCAGAACCACGTTGTAAAAGAAATCAACCTAACTGCTTATAAACTAGCAACCAAGGAATTCCTAGGTACTGAAGAAGAAGACGATAGCATTATTCCTCTACTACCTATCATCCGTGACGCTATTGTTCGCAGAACTGCAAAAGCATGGGATCTAGCTCTACTACGTGGTGCTGGTGCTGGTGCTGACCCCATTAAAGGTATTATCACAACCGCTGCTGGTGGTGACATTATCTCTGGTGGTGCTGGTCTAGCTAAAGCCACTATCCAGAAGATGATTGATATGCGTCGTGCCCTAGGTACCCGCGGTCTTAATCCTTCAGAACTAGTTTTCGTTGTTTCTAATGATGTTTACTACGATCTACTAGACGATACCTCTTTCCAAACTATGGATAAGGTTGGTACTCGTGCTACCCTACTAACTGGTCAAGTTGGTTCTATTGCTAATGTTCCAGTTGTACTAAGTGGTGAATTTGAAGCTAAGGCTGCCACCAAGATTGGTGCTGTTCTAGTTAATCAAAATAACTTCCTAGTTGGTCGTTACAAAGGACTACGTGTTGAGTCTGATTATTCTGTAGAAAATCAACAACGTCTAATCGTTGCTTCACAGCGTCTAGGATTCCAACAAATCTCTAGCGTTGAAGGTAACGGTGTTTCAGTATTCCGTTGGACAGCCTAATCTTTAGGTAATTATATAGATGGGGGCTTCGGCCCCCATTTTGCTATATATTACGCGTAGTATATAGCAAAATAAACAAGCAATAAGGATACCTATGGTAGATACTGAAGACACCGATTTAAAAAAGGATATGTTAGATGCTTTAGCTACTATTCAAGATCCTGGGCAACGTATAGTTTTAATGTTACTTATGAGAAGTATGGATAATATATCACATAAATTAGATAAGGTACTATCTGATGAAGCTAAAATTAAACATATAGTACTTAATGGGCATTCGGATGCTCATGATGCTCACCATAAGTGGGTAGATGAGCAAATAGCTAAAAAAGTAGAGCACACAGAATCATTAGATTTTATTAAAGCTAGAAGAAATAATGGTGGACTCTGTGAGTTCGCAAAAAGAAAAGTAGAAGAAGAAAAAGCACTTAATGCTAGTAAAAGAAAAATAAGTGAAGGTATTGTAGAAAAAATACTAGTAGCTGTTTTAATGTTCGTAGCAGGTGTTTGGGCTTCTATACATTTACCATTATGAAAAAAAGTAATTGCCACCTAACTGCTTGGAGTAAATTCCGCCTAGAGGTAGCTAGTTCTCTATCTGTACAATACTCTAAAAATAGTAAAATACATACTTTTTTAAAAAAGTACCCTAAAGTTAAATTAATATTAATGCCAATAGTTGTAACAGGTATATTATTACAGTGGGTAGCCTGGACTTTAGTACAACTAGGCGAAATTTTAAGAACTGGTAGGTGGTACCACGTTACCTGGAGAGAAGGGGATACTCACAAAGAGTTTGTCCCTTTAGATAAGCCAGCAGCTAAATGGTTTCCACCACTTTTGTTTGAAGGTAAAGAGCAGGAGGTGCCTAATGAAGATAGTATTAAGACCTAGTATTTTTGTTAGAGGTATTGATGCCATAAGTCAGCTTCTAAACGTATTTTTATTTAATGGTAACGCCAATGACTCTGTCAGTGGTAGGGCATTTAAAGAATCATGGAAACTGGAAAAAGTTATTAATTTTATATTTTTCTGGGAACCAGAACATTGTAAACTGGCATATTATACTGATTTGGCACGAGCTAAAACTATGATATATGAGGAAGAAAATAAATGAAAGTAGAAATTCTAGAAACTAAACTAAGTAGCCACGGATTTTATGCAGAAGCTGGAGATAGACTAACAGTTGCTGACGTAGTAGGAACAGTTTGGTGCCAAAATGGTTGGGCTATTGATCTCTCTGGTCAAGTTAACTCAGCAGAAAAAGTTGTAGGTGATACTACGATTAATCCAATTGATATGTCTATAACAGTTCTAGGAGAATCAGCTAATGGCTAAATATCTACACCCAACCGCAGTACTAGACGGACTTCTAGACAAAATCGCTACTGGCACTATTATGACAGTATGTTCCGCTCAACCAACTACTCGCACAGAAGCAGTCACAACTTATGCTCTAGCAGACGTAGTAATGGCTGGCGGTGACTTTACTAAAGCTAATGGGGATACTAATGGCCGTAAGGTTACTGTAGCACAAAAATCAGCAGTACCTATTGATGCTAGTGGAACGGCTACACACGTAGCAATATGTGATGGTACTAATGTACTGCTAGTCACTACTTGTACTTCTCAGGCTCTTACTAGTGGTGGAACAGTAACAATTCCTACCTTTAAATGTGAAACTAGTGATCCTACTTAATTTATTATAAGGACTTTTTATGACCTACTATTTTGATAATTGGGGATGGTTAACCACCGAGGTTCTTCCGGGACGTAGCACTGACGTTGCGCCACCGGAAGGCTTGCCGGAAGGCCAGCAGGCGAACTGGACAGGTCACGCATGGAAGGTGCTGAACTACTCTGCGCCACCTGTGTACACACCACCAGAACCCGAAGTTGTTGAAGTCAGCAAGGTCGCTTGGCGTCGGCGTTTCACCGCGATCGAACAGGATGCGATTGATGCGTTCAATGAGGGTGGTTACTTGACACATCCAGCGCTTGACGAGGCCACTAAAGGTGCAATTCGTCGGGGCTTGGTGTTGTATTCGGTGACGATCAATATCAACCCGCTCGACCCTGACACGCAAGCCTTACTTGGCATGTATGAAGCGCTCGGTCTGTTGGCTCCCGGTCGTGCCGCTGAAATCGGGGTGGCGTAATGCCTTCCTGGCGTTACATTGGCCAGAACCTGTCCACCGCTGTGGCGTCAGGTGATTTGACGCTTGGTTATCCAACCAAGGATGACGTTCGGACTAACGCGCTGTACGCAGTCACTTACTCATCTGCTGACGATCTCTTCGTTGCGGTAGGCAACGCAGGAACCGTCATCACTTCTCCCGATGGAACGACATGGACAACTCGAACAAGCGGTACGGCTAGCGCACTACGCGCAGCCACTTACTCTTCTACTGATGACCTGTTCGTCGCTGTAGGTGCATCAGGCACTGTTATTACTTCGCCCGACGGTACGACATGGACAACTCGAACAAGCGGTACGACTAACGTGCTACGCGCAATCACTTACTCATCAACTCTCTTCGTTGCGGTAGGCGACACAGGTACTGTTATTACTTCACCTGATGGTACGACATGGACAACTAGAACAAGCGGTACGGTTAACATGCTGCTCGCAGTCACTTACTCATCAACAGACGACCTCTTCGTCGCGGTAGGAACGTTAGGTGAAGTCATCACTTCACCTGATGGTACGACATGGACAACTCGAACAAGCGGTACGACTGATAATCTGCACGGAGTCACTTACTCTTCAGCTGACGATCTCTTCGCCGCTGTAGGTGCATCAGGCACTGTTATTACTTCGCCCGACGGTACGACATGGACAACTCGAACAAGCGGTACGACTAACGTGCTACGCGCAATCACTTACTCATCAACTCTCTTCGTTGCGGTAGGCGACACAGGTACTGTTATTACTTCACCTGATGGTACGACATGGACAACTAGAACAAGCGGTACGACTAACGCGCTGTACGGAGTCACTTACTCTTCAGCTGACGATCTCTTCGCCGCTGTAGGTGCATCAGGCACTGTTATTACTTCGCCCGACGGTACAACGTGGACGACGCGAACCAGTGGTACGGCTAACGGTCTGAACGATGTCACTTACTCATCCACCGACGACCTCTTCGTTGCGGTAGGCGACACAGGTACTGTTATTACTTCGCCTGATGGAACGACATGGACAACGCGGACGAGTGGTACGACTAACGCGCTGCGCGGAGTCACCTACTCATCTGCTGATGATCTCTTCGTCGCTGTAGGCACATCGGGCACAGTCATCACTTCTCCCGATGGAACGACATGGACAACTCGTACTTCTGGTACGGCTAACCAGCTGAACGCAGTCACCTACTCTTCAGCTAACGATCTCTTCGTTGCGGTAGACGCATCAGGCATCGTCATTACTTCACCTGACGGTACGACATGGACAACTCGTACTTCTGGTACTACTAACGCGCTGAGCGCAGTCACTTACTCATCAGCAGATGACCTCTTCGTTGCGGCAGGGGGTGGAGGTGTAGTCCTCACTTCTCCCGATGGAACGACATGGACATGCCCAGTACTGAAAACCGGTGACCTCTTCGTCGCCATGATTGCCTACCGCAGCAACGCCGCGTTCTCGTTGCCTTCCGGCTGGAGTCTTGTCGCCACACAGCAGAGTTCTGGTAATACATTAACGGTAACATCAACGTCAATCGGCTCAGGTTTGATGGCGTACTGTGTTTATGACGCGGCTTCACCTCCGGGATACACGTTCACGCGTACAGCGGGTAATGTTGCTTACGGTCGCTTGGCTGTGTACCGGGCGGAATAATGCCAATCACTTACGACACCGGTAGTGCGAATACGCTAGGTGCAATCAGCACCACAGTAACCACCGCATCTATCACGACCGCTGAGGATGGCGAGCTTCTCATCTCGTTCTTCTTCGGTGCGGATAACACTACAGCGTCACTCTTTACCGCAGCCACCAGCCCCACCAATCAGTCCGTTGCTACGGGCGGGGCGCATATACCTAACCCTAACTTTTGGGGTGAGGTTGCAGACAACCAGACACCGACAGGTGCGGACACTACTAATACCTTCGCACACGCTGTCAAAGTCACAGCCGGTGCCACGGGTACGCTGCAAACCACAGCAGGAAACTCATCACGTCACGGCTTGATTATTGGTGCGTTTAAGCTTCCACCCACTGTAATTATTTCGAATGAACATCTATCGAGCACTAACAATATAGAATCACCGAATCTGATAGTTTCAGAATTCTCATTTTTACTTTCATCCATTGTGGTGAGTGATATTACTAGCAATGGCGGTCGATTGACTGTCAATTAAAAAAGGAAAAGTTATGTACATCATCGGTAGTATAAGTAGAAAAGTCAATATTATAGAAGCTACCGAAGTGGGGCTAGTAGATATAGGAGCACCATAATGCCTTCCTGGCGTTACATTGGTCAGAACCTGTCTACGGCGGTTCTGTCAGGTAATTTGACGCTTGGTTATCCGGTCATGGATGACGTGCTGACTAACCAGTTGAACGCGGTCACTTATTCATCAGTTGATGACCTTTTCGTCGCTGTAGGCAATGCAGGTACAGTCATTACGTCGCCCGACGGTACGACATGGACAACGCGGGCGAGTGGTACGACTAACACGCTGTACGGAGTCACGTACTCATCAGCAGATGATCTCTTCGTCGCAGTAGGTACATTAGGCACCGTTCTCACTTCACCTGACGGTACGACATGGACAACTCGTACTTCTGGTACGACTAACACGCTGTATGCAGTCGCTTACTCATCCACCGACGACCTCTTCGTTGTTGTAGGCGAAGTAGGTACCATCATCACCTCGCCTGACGGTACAACGTGGACAACGCAGACCAGTGGTACGACTCAAACACTGTCCGTAGTCACCTACTCATCAGCAGACGACCTCTTCGTCGCTGTAGGCTTCGCAGGCGTGGTCATTACCTCACCTGACGGTACGACATGGACAACTCGGACGAGCGGTACGAGTAACAATCTGAACGCGGTCACTTACTCATCCACCGACGACTTGTTCGTAGCGGTAGGCGACTCAGGTACAGTCATCACCTCACCTGATGGTACGACATGGACAACTCGTACTTCTGGTACGGTTAACCAGCTGCGCGCAGTCACCTACTCACCCGCCGACGACCTCTTCGTAGCAGTAGGATCAACCGGCACCGTCATCACTTCACCTGACGGCACGACATGGACAACGCGTACCAGCGGTACTATTAACGCACTGCGCGCGATCATCTACTCATCCACTCTCTTCGTTGCTGTAGGTGTATCAGGCACCATCATCGCGTCTCCCGAAGGTACAATATGGACAACTCGTACTTCTGGTACGACTAACGCGATGCTCGGAGTCACCTACTCATCAGAAGAAGACCTCTTCGTCGTTGTAGGGGACGCAGGCACTATCATCACCTCGCCTGATGGCACGACGTGGACAAGACGAACAAGCGGTACTACTAACACGCTGTACGGAGTCACTTATTCATCCACCGACGACTTGTTCGTTGCTGTAGGTGACGTAGGCACTGTCATCACCTCACCTGACGGTACGACATGGACAACCCGAACCAGCGGTACGACTAATACGCTGTACGCAGTCACCTACTCACCCACCGACGACCTCTTCGTAGCGATAGGTAACATAGGTACTGTCATTACCTCACCTGACGGTACAACGTGGATAACGCGTACCAGCGGTACGACTGACCAGTTGAACGTAGTCACTTACTCATCAGCCGATGACCTCTTCGTGGCTGTAGGGGGTAATGGCTTCAACACAGGCACAGTTATCACTTCGCCTGACGGTACGACATGGACAACACGAACAAGCGGTACGACTAACACACTACGCGCAGTCGCCTACTCATCTACTCTCTTCGTTGCTGTAGGGCATGCAGGTACAGTCATCACCTCATCTGACGGTACGACATGGATAACGCAAACAAGCGGTACTACTAACACGCTGTACGGAGTTACTTACTCACCCGAAGAAGACTTGTTCGTCGCTGTAGGTTTCTTTGGCACAGTCATTACTTCTCCTGACGGCACAACTTGGACAACGCGGACGAGCGGTACGACTAACAACCTATGGGGAGTCACCTACTCATCCACTGACGACCTCTTCGTCGCTGTAGGCAATGCAGGTACAGTCATCATCTCACCTGATGGCATTAATTGGATGTGTCCTATACTGAAAACCGGTGACCTCTTCGTCGCCATGATCGCTTACCGCGATGCCGCTGCGTTCTCGATACCTTCAGGATGGAGCCTCGTTGCCACGCAGCAGAGTTCTGGTAACACATCCACGATCACATCAACGTCAATCGGTTCAGGCTTGATGGCGTACTGTGTCTATGACGCTGCTTCACCTCCGGGATACACGTTCACTCGTTCAGGTGGGAATGTGGCTTACGGTCGCTTGGCTGTGTACCGAGAAGAGTACGGTTATGCAATACCAGTAAATTACGACACCGGCAGTGCGAATACGCTGGCCGCGAATAGCGACACCGTAACCACCGCATCTATTACGACCGCTGAGGATGGCGAGCTTCTCATCTCTTTCTTCTTCGGTGCTGGTAACACTGCGGCGTCACTCTTTACCGCAGCCACCAGCCCAACCAATCAGTCCGTCGCAACGGGTGGGGCGCACATACCGAACCCTAACTTCTGGAGCGAGGTTGCAGACGGCAGCACAACATCTGGTTCGGACACTAGCAACACCTTCGCACACGCGGTCAAGGTCACGGCTGGTGCTACGGGTACGCTGCAAACCACAGCAGGAAACTCATCACGTCACGGCTTGATTGTTGGAGCGTTCAAAAGATCCGATTTGCAAACTTTACTTATTGTTACATATCCAGCAGGTACTGGTATACCTTCCAAGGCTCAGATAGTAGCAGGGCAGAACGCATTAGGTACCCCAGCATCCTGGGCAGGTAATGCAGTATGGTCAGGTCCTGGGCAATATTTAGAAGTTACTGGGCTTTTACCTGAAACTGAATATGATTCTGCAGCTGTAATATTTGATGGTACAAAATATTCTAACGTCGTAGAGGTAAATGGAATATGGACAACGCTAGAAGGCTCCTTAACCCTAAACCTAGCAAATCTAATAAATTCCACTTCATCTGAAACTTTCAGTTTAATTCAGCAAAATCTGATTCAACTTGCTAATATTATTAATAGTAATATAATTGATAATAGTATACTAAATACTAATATAAGTTTATTACTAAATAATATAGCAACTGCCAATATTATTAGTAATATTGAATTAACCCAAGCAAATAGTTTAATACTTCAAAGTCTTGCTAATGGTAATTCAATTAGTACAGTACTATTATATCAAGCTTATGTACTTTCAATTAACCACTTAGTTAACTCAACTATAGTTGATAATGTATTATTAAGCCAAGCGTTAACTTTAGTCACTAATCATTTAGCTAATAGTAATATACTTACTACAGCTGATTTAATTCAAGCTAATACTTTAATACTACAAAGCTTAGCACAAGGCAATTCAATAAGCTCAGTATTACTATACCAAGCTTATGTACTTTCAATTAACCACTTAGTTAACTCAACTATAGTTGATAATGTATTATTAAGCCAAGCGTTAACTTTAGTCACTAATAATTTAGCTAATAGTAATATACTTACTACAGCTGATTTAATACAAGCCAATACTTTAATACTTCAAAGTATTGCTAATAGCAATTCAATTAGTACAGTATTACTATACCAAGCTTATGTACTAACAGTTCAGAACTTAACTAATGCAAAAACAATTGATAATGTACTGCTAAGCCAAGGACTAAATCTACTAGTTAATCACTTAGCTAATAGTAGTTTACTCACTACAGCTGATTTAATTCAAGCTAATAGTCTAATACTACAGAGTTTAGCTTCTTCAAACTCAGTCAGCGCATTATTATTATACCAAGCTTATGTACTAACGGTTAATAATCTGCTTAGTGCAAAAATAATTGATAATATACTACTAAGCCAAGGACTAAATCTACTAGTTAATCACTTAGCTAATAGTAATTTAATTACTACAGCTGACTTAATACAGGCTAGTACTTTAATACTAAATAGTTTAGGTTCCTCTAACTCAGTTAGCCCATTATTATTATACCAAGCACATAGTTTACTAATTGATAGTCTAAATATAAATTCTAGTATAGAAGAGTTTGCACTTTCACAAGGCATAACTATAAGTTTACTAAATCTATTAGTATCAAATACTAATAGCACTATAGAATTAAACCAGAGTAATGTATTATTAGTTGACTACTTAGATGTAAGTTCTTTTACTGATAATTTAGAATTAGGTACACAAGCACAGTTAATTATATCTGATATTCTTCATAGTAGTTTTATAAATAATATCATTTGGATTAATAATATTATTCCAGAAGCTAGAATAATAGTAACAAGTACTGATAATAGGTATGTTTTAATACCTATAGAAAATAGGTTCTTACTAATAGCTAAGGACGATAGAACTTTATTTGGAGTTTAAAAATGAAATATCTCACTAAAGGTGACTTGCTCACCCTCCTAGATGATGAAGCAAGCGCCTTTACTGCATTCATGATGGACCCTGCTCAATTCGGGGTTCAAGAACCTTTGCTCACTACGCTGAAGCTGGAGAAGCAGAAGTTCGACTGGACGAATGGTGTGGATGTGGGTCTGCCTCAAGTGCAGGCACTGGTATCTGTGCTGCAAGGCTACGGTGTTATCTCGGCTGAGAAAGCTGCTGCCATTCATGCGACGCCTGACACCCCTGAACTGGATTCATTCACGGTCAACATTCTGGCTCAGGATGAGATTACCGAAGCGAATCGCTACGCC